GCGAGGTCAGAATCTATCTGCCTCGCCTCAGTGCAGTCCGAAAACATACACCTCAATCCTTATATATAATATACCTTACTGTAACAAAATATGCAAGGCTTTCTGTTTATTTTTTCACATATGTGTAGCCGCTCAAAATTTTTGTCAAAACTTCTCAAAACTTTTGACAAAACTTTTCGGGAAATATTTCCGGTATTTATAAGCACGAAACGGAGGGAAAAACCCTCCGCTTTTTTTGACAATAATTTTGTGAATAACGCCTACTTTTCAGAAGCGGCTTCATCCTCATCTTCACACTTGGCAAGTTCCTCTTCCAAGGCTCCAATCTCATCACGGATGACCTGTCTCTGTTTGTGGAGTTCCTGAAGGTCATAAGGTGACTCCATCCCAAGGGTAGAATACTCAATACACTTGGCAATCTTCCAGTCCCCAATATCAGACTCCTGACATGAGAGCTTGGTCTTCAGGTCTCTTATTTTCTGTTCTATCTCATTTTTGCTCATTGTTGTTTTGCTCATCTCTGTGTCCTCCTCCAATAAATGGATGGATAAAAAGCTCATCAAAGAGCTTATCCATACTCTTAACTACATTGTATGAGTCATAGTGGCTCACACCGCCCTTCCATGAGGCATAGGCACATCTCACATCATCAAAGGACATCTCCCCGGCATCCATGAGCTTCCGGAACTTCTTCAGCTTTCTCCGCATCCTTGTGACGGAGTCCTTGCTGATACGTTCCTGTACCTTTCCTGTCTCTGTTAGGTTATATTTGATTTTAAGGAATGTGAAGCCATGTGACAGCTTTACTATCTGTGTTTTCTTTGGATTGATAAAGAGTCCAAGCTCATCACATATCCCTTGTATGTCATTCAGGAGCCCCTTCAGGTACTCCTTGTCTTCATGGATGATGTAGATGTCATCCATGTACCGCCCATAGTATTTCATGCCTTTTACAATCTTGCAGTAGTTGTCTATCCTTGTGGGATAGTATACTCCGGATATTTGAGATATTTGGCTTCCAATACCCACGGACTTTCTCATGTACTTTTCGCCTGTCAGCTTTGCCTTATCAATTTGAGCATGTTCCAAGGCGTTATACAGCGTTTTCATACAGTTAGCATATTCTTCATCAGTCATGTAGGAAACATCCACCCTGAAGGTATCTATGAGCTTCTCAATAAAGCTCATCGTCTCCTTATCACCAATCTTTTTCCGCATTTCCTTTATCAGACCATCATGGACTATATTGTCAAAGAATTTGCTAAAATCAATCAGTAATACATACCCTTCATTGCTCTTGTGTTTCCTGTAGAACTTGTGAAGATGTGTGCTCAACCGTTTCCTTGCAAAATGGATACCCTTGCCCTCCATGGAAGCACCATTGTCATAGGTCAGGTACTTGGAGAGCTCCGGGACAAGCACATTGTCACAGACTGACCTCTGTACCACACGGTCAGAGATGTGCATTGACTTAATATGCCTTGTTTTTCCCCTCTCATGCAGCTTGAACTCATAGAAGTCCTTCTGCTCATAGGTTCCATCCTTCATCTCCTTTTGAGTTTGGTTGATATTCCTCAAAAGGTTCATTTCATACCGCTGTACTGACTCTTTCCACGCTGTTCCCTTCTTTGACTTGTTAAAGGCATCAAGTAGGGAGTTGGCATCATATACAGACTCCATATCATTCATAGAGCTTCACCTCGTTTCTAGCACCAACTGACGTATCAGGGTGCATCAAGATGTTCCCCCATCCTCCCTCTATCAGAAGATGAGCTTCTTTACCTTTCGGAAGGACAAGCTTTCCTTTCCTGTATCGTATATCGGCACATAGCCTACACTTAGTATACATACACGAAATCGGGCGGACTCCACCATCCCCGGCGGCGTTGTTATTATTACTATTACCATTATTGTTACAATTAGCAAACGCCGCCGCCGACACCACAGCACTCAACGGTGGAAAAGTCTCTTGATACAAAGCTTGCCCCGGATAATTATACTTGTTTTTCAGCCTTTTGGGAAGCACCTTCTTTCTGTGCTTTGGCTGCTTCATTCTCCCTGATTTTCTTCAGGATTTTGTTGTCACTCTTTCTCCATCCCTTCAGGAGGGCTATCTCCTTCTCAATCATTTCCACATATCGGATATACTTCTGTGCATCCACCGGGATGATGGATATAATGTATTGCATCTCCTGAAGGAGCTGCTCACAGTTTCCTATGGCATGATTTTGGAAGTTTCTCCGGTCATAGAACTCACTCTCACATACTGGATATATCGTATTTGCCTGTGTGATGTTCATTATCATGTTGTGGAGGATATTCATTATGTTATTCCTCATCTTGTCTATGAGCCATGCCGGATATTCCTCTATTATCGTGGCTTTCATTTCATACTTCTCCACTATTTCCCGAAACTTCTGCTCATCCTCCGGCTCCATTCCCGGCACCCCATACAATGACTTGACACTCCTCACCTTGTCCTTGATGCCAAAGTCCCGGAGGAGCAGCATTGTGATTTCTCTCCGGAGCATTATGGCATTATGATAGAACTCCAAACTGGATACACTTCTTTTGTTCTTCAGAACGCTCAACCTATTTCCTCCTTCCGGTCATCTGCCCCCATACAGGGGGCAGATTAAAGATTAACCGATACAGAAATACGGGCGGACTCCACCATCCCCGGCGGCGACGTTATGATGACCAATACCATCACCGCTACAATTAGCAAACGCCGCCGCCGACACCACAGCACTCAACCAATACCACCATCTACTTCCGTTATGTCCAAGTCCTGCTACCTTCAGGTTAGGAGCTAACCGGAACAACGGGAACTGAATATTATCACATCCTGTATCATAGAATGATGAACTAAGCACTGTGGAACCATATACCTGTATCTCACTCATAAGTTTAACTAAGCAATCCTTCCACTCCCAGTTGCTTGCATATCCTGTGATGCCTGCTCCTGCGTTTGAATTGCCTGTTGTAGATACTGCTGTTGTCAGCAATTCTCTGTGACTAAGTATATGATTATTTAATGCTGTTTGCAAGGCTGCTGCATATACAGGAAGAACCGTTTTATACATCTTAGAGCCTACATACCCACCTGTTGTCACATTTGTATCATTCATAACTGATTTTGTCTTGAAGCAGTCCTTCGGTACAATCACAGCATGATGTTTTGTGAAGGCTGTATCTCCATTATTCCAAAATACATCAAAGCCTGCCAAGATACATCTGACTGTCTCGGCACCACCCAAGTCTGTAGTGATGCTTATGTCAAAATAATCACCCACATACAAGTCCTTAAAGGTTCCTGCACTGATACGCTGACATATTTCATCCACCGTATACACATTTGTCAGATTCTTCCCTCTGTAGATGGAATTATGAGCTGCTGCACTGTCAGAAAAGACATTGATGAACTGCTCATTGAGGTATTTGTCATTGTCAAGGAGCTGCTGATGTCTCACATTCCACTCATCATAGTGTGCCGGAGTTGTCCTCTCCATTGCTGTCATCTCAAGGACAAGTTTCGGATGCTCTGCTGCTGTTATATTTGCCATTTTCTTCTTCCTCCTTAATAGTTGTCTTCAATGGTGAATGTCACCTCTGTCTCATCCTTACCTTTTGCAAGGAAATTAGAGAACGCCACCACATCTCCATCCTCATCAATGAGTGCCATCTCACTGATGAATGTACCAACAAGCTCATCTTCCTCAAGCTTGATGGTGTACTCATAGGATGTATCTGAAGTCTTGGTTGATGAAGTATAAGGCTTTCTGACCACCTCTTTCTTCAATGCTACATTCTCCGCAAGTGGTACTATCACGGTGCCATCCGCATTGACACCGCCGGAACCAAGTGCAATGTGTGTTATCTTTGCAACCGTTCCGGTTGTATAGCTTGCTTCAGCCATCTTTTTTCTTCTGATTTTGGTTATCACGCTTTTTGTTGCCATTCTACAATACCTCCGTTTTTTGCCAAGCATCTATTATCTTGGAACCATCAAGGCTCCATGTTCCATCAAGGAAGATGAGGTTGTGCTCTTCATGCCATATCACCCTGAACTCCCTTGTATGTTCTACACCAAAGCTGTATGCCTGCTTGGTGGTGTATTCTGTCCTCTGTGCATCCATGAGCCGGGAGCCTGTCAGCTTCCAAAGCCCGTTGAGCTTCAGATAATCAAAGTAGTCAATGACCATCCGGTACCGCTCCAATGTCTTCCTGATGCTGTATTCCTCCTCACAAGGCTGCATCCTGTACCGCTGCTTCAGGAGCAGCTCCTCTTCATGCTGATGGTGGAATGTTGTGCTCCATCTCATTTCTCTTGGAGACATCTCTGCATCCACCACATGGCTTCCATCTGTTATCCATGAGCCATCTGTCTTCAGGTATTCAAAATAGTACATCCTGAAGCTGTATGCCGCCTTCAGGATGGCACTCTCTACCATCCGGCAGGCATAATTGTATGCCATAACTGCAAGCCCGGCTTCATGGAGCTCATAAAGGCTCTCATATCGGTATCCTATCCGGGTACCAACGGGAGTCATCTCTGCATCAAGCATATAGCTCCCATCCAGTTTCCACATTCCATCAAGCTTCCTGTAGTCATAATAGAACAGATGCTTCTTATACAGTACCTCAAGGAAGTTTCCTGTGTGTGGCTGCCTGATGCTCAAGTTATACTTGAAGAAGTAGTTGTCCTTTGCACCCACCTCTTTCCACTTCCTGACGGTCTTCCGCATAATGTCAAAACTGATAGGATGCTCCTCATC